CCGCAATATCTCCTCTAGTATTAAACCCATATCCTACTAATTTCCAAACAGCTAATTCAAGGTCAGTAAGCCCTACGCTTTCCAGAGTTGCGCCTGGTGTTGAATTGTCAAACGCCCAACCTGCTGTAAATGTGATTGAGTATTTTCTAGGCACATCACTGAATATTCTACTTAAATAATGAACAATCCCCTTAGTGTATAGAATGTGATACAGTTCGCTGTTAATCGTGTCCCAGTTTGCATTATTCAAATTGCCTGCCCGTTCTTTTAGGATAAACGCACCTACTGTTGATACTGGATAATGCGGCAGTAAGAGTTTGTTAGAACCAGTCCCATCAACAATCTCATCAGTATAAACAGTTTCTCTAAACACTCTATCACAATGCATCTCAACAAAATCACTAACAGCATTTATTAATCTTTCAATTATCGTATCGTGTGCTGCAACTGTTATGTCTAAAAAAGTTTTCTGTCTTGCGACAGTTGTTAAGCCATTTGTATTAATAGCCATATTATTTTATATTATATCTTTTCTTTCTTGCCTTTCTTGGTCTGCCCCGTCTAGTTATTGGACGGAGTTCTTTTATTTCTTTTCCTAAGATTGGATCGCCTACAACATCTAAATATTCAGCATTGCCCTGTTTAACCAGTTCCATTGCTCTATCATCATCCACTTCAAAAATATCATCCCCACCGATCCTTTTGTTTTTCATAAAATCCTTTGTCAGTCTTATTTTTCTCATAGATTTATGATTAATTATCTTTTTATTCCTACTCCCCTGTTGAGAGAGAAGTAGTATATAAAGAGATAATCTTTAAGATCTAACTGCTGTAATTGTTCCTAGCGCCCTTGTAGTTACAAGTTCACCATCAACTTTTTCCTCTGCCCTGATTGCTAATTCATTCCGTTCCCACATATTCTGGCCTAGCGCAACTAATGTTCCGCCTGCTCTGTCAGCATCATAATCTCCACCGATAGTGGCCTGATCTGATGTATCTATTGACATTGTCCTAGAATAACCAATCCAGTAATACTTGAAGTCAACTAGATAAATAATGTTATTTGAAACATCATTCTGTTCTAATACTTCAGCACCTCTGATAGTTGGAATTCCAGGTGCAGTCAAAGCACCTGACAAGTCAAGAATTGGCCTATTGTTGCCGTCAATCATATTAGCAACAGTTGCTAATGTGGTTCTATGCATCACCCATTTCAACGATTTTGATGTCCTATGCCCAACTGGCATATTGAAATAGACTGCGTTGAAGTGGTTATATGCTAGATTACCGCCAGCCGCCACTGTTGTTCCAGCACCATAGGTTGTAATACCCGTTGGCTGACCTGCACCTGATCCTGTCATAAATGCATTATCTTCCTCTCTTGCGATAGCCTCGGCTAACATTTGAGAGATTATTTTCAGCATCTGGAATGGCGCATCATCAATTAATTGCTGTGTAATCACAACAATACCTGCAAGGATATAAGGCGTTAAACTTATCTTATTGAACTCTGCACTGGTCGTTGCCTTTTGTGCAGTTTCACTGTTCCAAGATACATATGGCTTACTGGCAATACCCGGTAAATCCAATGTTTTAATACCTTTCATATCTATAATCGTTGCGTGTTTCCTTACGATAGCAATGTCCTCTAGTATAGGAACTAACTTGTTATACAGAATTGTCGGAACTAAATTGCCACCCTCGGCAGCAACTCCGGTCTGTAATGGTTCAAGTTTTTGAGCATAAGCCATGTCTTCTAATTTGTTATACTCCTTTTTCATAGAAGCAAACGCATCCGGATTCTTTGTCTTTGCAAATCCAACATAGTTCTTAAACCAGCCTGAAAGCGCATCAACTTCTGATTTTTTAATCATAATGTTGTCGCCATTTCTACTTTCGTAAAACTTCAAGTCATAGTCGTTGACTTTAAGACCTGGCGTTGGGTAAACTTTTTTCTTAGCTTCTACCTTTTTAGTGGCTTCGGCTGCCTTTTTATTTACCAATTCCATTATCTTTTCAGCAACATCTTCTTCAGAGGCTTCCTCTGTTTTTTCCTCCTCTGGTTTTTCTTCCTCTTTAACTTCTTCTTTTTCCTCTGTTGGTTCTACAACTTCCTCATCTTCTTTTACTTCCTCTTCTTTTTTTTCTTCGTCTTGTTTAGTTTTCATCTTTTTCACCTCCATTCTTTTCTTCACTGATAAGCCCTTCAACAGCTTTGTCAATAAGTCTTAACGCCCTTAGCCTCTTAGAAGGCCGTTTAACGCTAATATGTTTTGCACCCTTTTTCTCGGGTGGTTCTGTTATCATTAATAACTCTTTTAATATATCAACTGCATTATGCATAGCATCAATAGCCACAGACATAGTTTTCCTATTCTGTTGCGATAGTATCCTACCCTCCTTAACTTCCATTTCACTGATTATCTTTTTTAACTCTTCGATCTGTTTGTTTTCTTTTTCTTCATCCTCATCTTTCCCTGGCCCGGGCCTTTCCTGCCTTCGCATTTTGCCTTCGCATTTTGGGCATTTAATATCTTTACAATGTTTTTCAGAAACCATTTTATGTCCGCATTTAATACATTCGCAGTTAAACTTTTCTGCCTTTTCAAATTCCTTAGCACTTGCTTTAAAATCCTTATATTCCCTAGTAACAAGCGATTCTTCATTAGCCGGAACATTAACATACGATAACTCTAAAAGCGTCTGTTCCTTAACGATTGACGCATCAGTTTCATCATATTTTTCAGGTTTAAATCCTACTGAAACAGCATTAATAAAGCCTCCTTTGACCATTTTTTCAACTTCTCTAGCAAAAGGATGATCAGCAAAGGCGGTTTCAGCTATTAAAGAATTACCCTCTGTATAAACCTTTAAAACTCTACCAATAGGCAGTTGATCTGCCCTATGCGCCCATAAAAGCACCGGATTCTTTTTAAAATTATCCAAAAGCCAGCCGTCAGCATTTATGCTTTCTCCCATTCTGTCCTTTGAACTGGTTGAAGCCACGACAGTTATAATTTCAGCTTCTTTGTTTTTTACATAACCTCTAAGTTTTTTCATATTTTTTCCATTAAAAATAAACGAGTAAGTGCGATACACATTACTCGTCTGTCGTAGTTAATGATTCGCTTATATTATAAGACTATTTAATTGTATTTGTCAAGACCTATTCGTGTTCATGCCAGCTTAATCCTAATTCCCCAGAATTGTTAGCTTTATTACTTGCTAAATAAATAACATAAGTTTGATCAAGTTTTAGTTCCAAGAATAAAGGGATATCTATTCTTGCACCAATTTGTTTCCCAGCGAAATAATGCGTGACTATAAGTGTTCCGTCTGCATTAGGTGCTGGTTTTTCAATAACATGGTTGGTCTGTAAAAAAGCGCCGGTTGTATCTTCCCATACTGTTGATGTATTGACTGAATTTCTATTTCTGTTAAATATATCTAATTGTGTGCCTGTTCCTGCTGTCCAAGTCCTGCCCTCATAAATTTGAATATGTGTCATAAGTAACCCCCAAGCGTGAATATCAAAAAACATAGGTTGAGTAGGATCTGTCTTAAACGCCAATATAAGACCTTCTTCATCAGCTAATGTTTCATCAAAAGTGCTAGCATAAAATGAATGTCCTTTAACAGTTTCGTGTTCAAGATGCGACATTATTGTTAAATTGCCGTGATGCGCCTTTACACTTTCCCATTGATTATCCATATCACAGTAATAAAACATATGAGTATCTAGTGGGCTTGCTATGCCACCAGCAATAGCTTGGGTTATAGCGTCATAAAAAGTTTTACCAGATTTATCTACTAACCGAACAGCAAGTGCTTCTTTTTTATCCTGGTATTTATCAAGATTTACTTTCTGTTCCTGTTTTGCATTCCATTCAAAACCCTCCTTAATATATTTTAAAATCTTTGCGTCAGAAAATCGTTCATACCACTTTGGTTTTTTAACATCAATTTCCTTTGGATATTCCGGGTATTCAGGTATCTTGGTTTCGGGTATTTTAATTTCTTTCTGCTCTGGAAAGTTATCAATTTCAACTCTATCAACACGGCTTTCTCTGATAGCCTGTTCTAAATTAACAAATAACTCCTGTGCAATTTTTTGCTGGCCAACTAATTCTTTTAAAAGCGCTTCGTTCATTTTTCCTTTTTCTGCAATTACCTCGCTGATCTCTTTATTCTGTTGTTCTATTATTTTGCTAAGGTTAGCCAAGAATTGCTTAGGCATTATCACATTAACAGTCTTTTCTCCAAAGGCTCTGTTAAGATTTTGAGATAATTTATTCTTGTCCATTACTTAATTCCTTATTAAGATTTTCCTTAATCTCCCTGACACCAGCAATTTCTTTATCACCTTTTTCTTTAGTTTCTTTTATAACATTATCTAATTCAGTCATCTTAGCTTTACCCTCCACCATTATCTGCGATCTGGTTTTTACAACAGGTAATACTGTGCAACGGCAATTCACATGGGCTGGCGGTGCAGATACATCACCGAACAACGGATCATTAGCTTCGCCTGTAAAATGAAAACTTTTATTTATAGAAATCGTCTTGCCATGTCTTGGCACACATATCGGGCAAGCACCGGGATTTGTAAACCATTCTTTCTTTTCAACTACGCCTGATTGCTTCCACCCTTCAACAATTCCATAATTAGATGACTTGCCAACTTCTGTTCTTGAAATCGCAGTAGCCCTGCTTGGTATGAATATATTGCCAATCCGTTTTTTAATTTCCACAGTAGTTTCTCCCTGTGTTAGTCCATTCTTAATTGATGTCCTTATTCTTTTTTCAGTAGTAACAGATACATCTTTAGCAAACGCTCTAGTCGTTTCTCCAACATGGTCTGCCACTATTTTAGTGGTATCAAAGTTAGCAAGGCCTAATTTGTTCAGTGCCTCCTCCCCATACTTTTCTACAAACTCCAGTATCAAAGGAGTAAACACTTTAGTAAATATTTCTGTTTCTGTTTCTACATTAAACTTAAATGCTAAGTCTTTTTCGTGTAAAGAACGCTGAACGCTGGCCTCCTGCCGCTTAAATTCTTTATTAACAAGTTTAGCCATTTTCTCGGCATCCTTTTCATTCTTTCTCATTAGTTCTTTCCATACCATTTCCTTAGCTAATTCTTCATCACTCTTATATATTTTCTTTTTAGGCATTACAAACTTTTTCTTTTTTAACACTCCGGATTTCTTTAAATCCTTTTTAATCTTCTCAATCTCCTCTGCTGTCTTAGAGTGTGATCGCACCCTTACATTATATTTTTTAATTCGTTTTCTATCATTGACAGTTCCTAACTTTATAGGCTCTTGTTCAATCGCACCCTCTGTTCCGCCAACAGGAATTTGCATAGACGGCAGATAGATATTATCTCCACCCTCATATGGCGGCATACCCTCATCTTCCCTGACCTCATTAGGTGAAATTGCGCCAACCCTTGCCAGGCTTTCATAACGCTTTAACTTCTGTTCAACATCTTCTTCCATAGGAGAAATAAAGTCAAAGAATAGGTTATCTCCGCCAAACTGCGGCAGTAAAAACTCATTCAAATATCCTACAAACCGCTTCATATTAGGCACAATAACCTCCTCTAAAAATATCTCCTTAGCTACCTTACTGGCAGCAAAGTTAATCTCCTGCGGATCGAGTATAGCTTTCGGCACTTTAAATGCAGCCAATATCTCATCTCTTGCAAAATTACGCTGGCTGATAAAGTCCATATCCTTCTGTGAATAGCTAGTTTTCTCAACCTTACCCTTTGAAATGAAGCCAACCCTATGCTCTTTGCCTTGCTTATGTGCGTTCTCCCACTGTGTTCTAAACCTCTCTGCCTGGTCATCTGATATACCTTCCTCAAAGCTAATAAGGAAGTCAGGCCTGGCACTATTACCGAAAAACCTATAATTCCAAAAGCCGGCCTTCTCATCTGTGGCTATGGCTAGTTCTGCTGCCTTAACAGGCGATACACCATAATAAGGATCAAGCGGATTCACATATTTAAAGTGTATAATCTCATCAGGTTCATAGTGTTTATAGTTAGCAGTTCCCGGTATATGATAGTTATATCCGCTAACAAATTCTGATTCACTTGGCACTACAATCATGCGATCAGGGCGTAAATACGGCCATATCTCCACTATCTTACCACCTGATTTTATAAGCCACCAATAGGCATTCCCTGTTAAATCCCAATAAGTAAAAGTTGTTTCCACTAAATCAGCGTAAGTCATAAATGGATTTACCTTATCCAGCAAATCCAAAACAGGATGAACTTTAACCTCCTCCACCACTTGTTCTCCACCCTTTGTTGTTATTTTATTTAATGTAAGTTGTATTCCAGCCACTTCCTGCGATCTCTTGCTGACTGCGGCATATACCCACGACTTATAAGCCCTCATTTGTGCCTCTAACGACAAGTCTGTTGAATATTGATTATAGTAAGTAAGAGCTGAAAACGGCACTAGATTCTTCTCTTTTGTTTCTGTTTTAGGCACTTGTTTTGGTTCTCTGCCTATATTTATTCCAAATATTTTCATAATAAAAGACGGCAAATTATTAAATAACTTCCCGTCTGTCGTGGTAAGTTTGACTTCTTATTTCATTGTGGCATTACCTGGAAAATTTGTCAAGCCCTTATCCAGTCTTATCCTCTGTAAACCCCTTTCTATATTTATTGGCGTGCCATTAAGAACTTCAACTGTGAATTTCCCAAAGCCTATTTTTTCACAATATTTAATTAATTCCTTGTTTAATTGTTCTTTTTCGTTTTCTGTATATGACATATTAAGTCCTTATATTGTTTAACACTATCTATAATATCCCACTTCTCGCCTATTTCTTTTCGGCGTATATCGACTTCCTTTTCCCTTTCCTTCGGGTCTAAAAATCTATCCATATCATCAGCTAGATTACAAACTGGCAAACCAAGTCCCCAGGATATAAGTGTTTTATTATTTGATTTAAACCTGAATTGTTTTACTAGCGCCGGAGGATTGATAGACATATCCCCAGCTTGTATTTCCATATAAGCGTTTTCCGGTATCCACACAACATTATCAATTCTCACTCCAAAATCTTCGTTGGGTTCAAATGGTGCATTAGAAATTACTTTTAAATTAAGCTGTCGTGCTTTCAAAGATTGTAATACTCTCGGCAACACTTCTTTGGCGTTGTAGCTATAACCGAACCAAACAACTATCTTAGCCCGTTCAGTGTGTTGCTTTTTAGTAGTGAAATAATCCAAATTAAGCCTGTCCGGAATATAGACCACTGGAATTTTAGCAAATGTTTTTATGAAATCAACAAGTTCTTGGGTTGAACAGGTAATAGCATCAACCATAGTGGACAGTTCGTTGATATAACATCTTGTCTGCTCAGTGCTGAACCAGTCAGGATCACAGAGGTCTAAAATCTTAATTCCCTTAAAGTCAGTCATCATTTCTTTTGAATAAACCTTTTGGAATATCATAACATCAGCCTTCTGGCCATTACTCCATATCTTAGCCTCCGGCCATTTCTCGGCAATCCATTTACCTCTAATCATTGATGAACCTATTGTGCCAGGTTCTCGGCCATTCCACTTTTCAAATGTGCATATACTTATTTTCATAATATTTTTTCCTTTATAAGTTTAAGCCAATCATCACGATAGCGTTCCCTATTAAAATATTTCTTAGCAGTTTCCTTTCCAGCTTGTCCAATCTTCACACACTTCTTATACCGCTTCTCAACCAATTCAATCAAAGTCTGCACTATCTGTTCAGGTTTGTTATTAACTAAAATCATATTCTCACCATTTCTAGCAAATCTTTTCAAATCGTGTCCGCCGTCAACTTGCACTACGCAACAGCCCGATAGCATAGCTTCTGCTCTAGCCCTGTTCATTGGAGTTCTAAATGATACATCAAGATAAATAAGCGACTTGCCCAGATACTCTTTATAGTCTGTTATTGATCTTTGTGTGCCGACATTTATTTTAGCCCAATAAATTGTATGTCCCCACTTCTCTGACATCTGCCGTATAACCTCATTCATCATAGACCTGTTATAATATTCATCACAGCCACCCGGTGATAACGCAGAAAATATGCGTGGCTCTTTTGGTAAATCCAGCCATTCGTCAGCGTTTAATCCGTGCCATATGGGATAACCCCAACCCCACTCTGCCTCTGTTGCAGCTTGATAACTATTCGTAACCATTAGAGTATCGCCAACCATACCCTTAATAATCTTCCTGCATTCTTTTTCAGCTTCCAAATATGTTTCTCCGGCCTTAGCAAGAAGTTCAGGATAAACAGGTGTTGCGTGGTTTATAATGACCTTCGGAATATCCTGTATCAATTCGTTGAGTTCTATAAACAGTCTAGTTTTGCCAAGCCTCGGATTAGAACATTGCTGATCAATATTAAGAATAGCAAAATCGTATTTCCCCTTTTCATAATAAGGCACAAAGTAAACATTGTCAGGTATTGACCTAGCTGCTAAATATTGTGGCTTGCGCCAGTCTCGGTGATTATTTGTTATCAAATAAAAGTCAGCGTGTTCCTTAAGTGCATTGAATAAATCCCACCAGTGCATAATCTGCCAATGTGTGCAAACAATTTTAAGTTTTTTCTTTGTATTCATATTTTATTCCCCTTTTCAATTTTTTAAAAATTATTTTACCTTCGAGCTTATATTCTTTCATAAAATCATCTGACCATTTTTGTAAATATTTAACATTAAATTTTTTAGGTGGATATATGTGAGTAACATAATTACCATCATCTATTGTAAAACAACAAGGCACAAAAACACCATTTGTTCTAAAAGAAATTTTTTTATATTTCTTTACCATATTAATTTTTCCTGTTTAAATAAATGTTTAACTTTTTTCCATTCCGGCGTTTCAGAATGAATTAATGGTTTAGGCTTATTACCAATGCCAGCCTTAAATCCTTCATAGGCAGCCCGATTAACTTCACAGGGATTCTCTGTGTGCCGTTTCTTTACCTGGTTATAGTATATTCTAAAATCCTTATCTTTATACCGCTTACCGCTAAATAAATGTTTCTCAAAAGCCTCTTGGGTTGTCCACATAGGATGATGCTTGCCAATAATCTCCTTAGTTAATACTTTCTTAAATCCCTTTTTATCCATATCAGCGTGTATAGCATGGTCATAAAGCGGATCAGATTCATCAACTCTATACCCTTTAAGTGCTTTAGCGTTATATAAATGGTTGCCATAACTGTCTGATCCCCTATAATAGTCGTCTAGTTTACCCATTACACACCATAATTTATCAGTCATATACTTGGCCATTGTCTTAATTGAGTGTTCATAATGGATAGTGTCAGCACCGAGTATCACAAAATAAGTTAGTTTATATTCTTCTGCCAAACGGAAACATAAATTGATTGACCGATTAACAGGGCGTTGTTTAATAATTCTAAGGAACTTGACCTGCTTAGCTATTGAAGCTATTGACGATCCTTCTGTTTCTTGCCCTGTTGATAATATAAATGCGCCTATCATAATTTTTCAATTATTATTTTAACTGTTTTTTCTTCTATCTCTTTACAAGCTCTTGCTTCATGTTTATTCGCTGTTGCTTTATCAAAATTATGTATTGAAATTGCGTTTAATAGCGCCCCCCAAGAATTAAATGGTGTTGGTTCAGCTACACTTTTCCATAAAAAAGATGTTGCCATTAACTTATTACCCTTACTATAAAACTTAACTTTATAATATTTTTCTTTATATATTTTTTTCATTGCATTAAACACTCCTTGCACACATCATATCGTGTATGCTTTTTAGGTGAATTAAATATATTATAAAGATTTTGTTTTTTGACATCACCTATAATAACTTCTCTATCCCATATCTCACAGCATAACGGAACTTTGCCGTCATAGTAAATATATAAACCTTTCCCGATTACATTGCAGTTATGATCGGTTACAAACCTAGTTTTTGCACCTTTGGGCTTATTTATTTTAATGCGCTTATTTCTATCACTTGCCCAGTATTCAGTTATAAATCCGATATTATTCGGTAGCACTTTCATTAAAGCGCCAATTTCCTTTTTATTTTCTTTTATCTTTATATAGTTAATGAACATTGAGCCTTTAAATTTCTTTGCAAACTCATTGATATTCTTAATAGTCGTTTCCCAGTTAAGCGGATGCATTATCTTTTCATAAGTCTTTTTAGTTCCGCCTAATACATTGAAGTAAACACAATCAAGTGGTGAATCAATCAACTGTTTCTGCCAGTTCTTAACTAATAGTTGTGCGTTGGTTGATATTGTAATTCTCGACTTAGGGCATTCCCACCTAGCTAACTTTAGAAATTCAGGCAACCGGCTATCCATTAGAGGTTCATACTGAAAATAAAACCCTATCTCGCCTTCATAATCTTCCCCTAAATCTTTGAATATCTTTATAGCCAAATCATAACTCATTCTACCAACACGCTTACCAGCATAGGTATCTTTGTAAGGACAGATAATACAACGGCTGTTGCACAGAGTATTTGTTTGTATATATACCGATTTAAGCATCTCTTATATCTTTTTTAGTTTACAATGTATATCCATTCTGCTATTGGTTACCAATTCAATTATTTCCCAGTCCTTATAACCCTCTAAATCCCTAAATGTCCACTCGGTAAAGAAAGTCTTGTGCCATAATATATAGGCTCTATCGTGTTCTTTGTGCGGCACTATAATCCAGAGTATCCCGTCTTTTACTAAAATCCTATGACAGTTTTTCAATAGATTTATAATGTAATCCTGTTCGCAATGCTCTAAGAAGTGAGAAGTGTATATTCCGTCAATAGTTTCCCTCCTAAATTCTGTTTCAATAATCCACAGGGCATCACCGACAAATTTCTGTCCATAGTTCTGTTTATCAATACCTTCATATCCTTCTCTACAATTCTTGCCGCAGCCTATATCAAGTTTCATGCGTTTAACTTAGCAATTATTTCTTTAGCTTTCCATATATCTGTCTTTCGCCCACGCCTGGCCCTGACAGCTTCATAGGCAGTAGCCTTGTTATTATATTTAAACTCAACCTTTTCAGAATATTGCTCTCTTAATAACTGGCTCATACCGCCATAATATCCCATTCGTTCATTAAACATTCCGCCTGAAACAAAATCAGATTTCTTAATCCAGCTAAAGTTTTCAATAAAAGTCCGCTTGGTTGAAATCTTGCCCTTTGAAAGTTTTGCGCCGTGATGCCATTTCTTATCAGGCACTTTGGCAATTTCTGCTAGTGCATTATCTTCAAGTGTAAGCCTATCATCTAAGAATAACAGTATATCCCCCAATGCCTCTACTACACCCATATTCCGTGCTTTAGCAAGTCCATATCCTTTGTGGTTGGTGTTTAGGTATAAAAGTGGTGTTCTTATCTTCTCCTTTAGCTTTCGGCATAATAGTTCGGTAGCACCCTTATCCTGTGATCCGTCATCAACGACAATTATCTCTTTAGCTAAGTATTCTTGTGTTTCAATAGAGGTTATCGTATTGACAAGATGTTCAGCCCTTTCAAATGTCGGGATTATAACCGACACTACCGGATTACCTGACCATATAATATCGTAATAACTTTTAGCATAAGCCCTGGCCATTTTCTGTTCAGGATAGTTTTTTATAGTTTCCCAAGCGTTTTTCCTTAGCTGTTTCCGCAATTCAACATCCTCCATAACTCTTTTAAGTTCACTCTCAAAATTATCCTCATTGAATATAACACCATTTTTGTTATGCTCAATCAAATCCCTTGCCATACCCTGTGCTGTGGCCATTACAGGCACTCCTCTGGCCATAGCCTCCAACAGAGGTAAAGTTCCTGATTCCTTTTCACCTACTGAATATGCCACAAATACATCCATTTTTTTATAGCCGTCATCTTTCATATTAGCCGGTGCCATTCCATGCCTGCCTACCTGACCAGTAAAGTCAAGTATAGACCTATCCCAATCACTCTCTTGCACATATAATTCTTTGATCCTATTCCAATAATCAGGTTTATCAATATATCCATAACCAACCACTTTATAATCCAGATTTTTAGCAGCCTCACAAATTTTATCCAGTTTTTTCCAGGGAACTACCCGGCCAACATAACCGACTGTTGGTATATCATTCTTAGATGGGTAATCATCTATAAAGCTATACCTGTCTAAATCAATGCCGTGTGGTATATGATAAACTTTATTGTGTTTTTTTCTCAACACATCACAACCCCAATTAGTCATTTCATTTACCCCACTAAATACTCGCCAGTCCTTTTTCTCCAAACAGTGATGATTATGGTGCGTCAATAATGAAGGCTTATGTTTAAGTTCAGGAAATACATTTAACATCTGTATTGCACTATTCCAATATTGTGCGTGCCAAAAATCAACACCCTTTTTAAGTGCCTCTACAATAGCAGGCAAACTGTTAGCTACGCCCCTCGGGTGAACTGGTATAAGCGACCAGTTAAATCGTGGGTTATGTTTTATAATAGCTTTTGATAGACTACCGATTGCCCACTCTAAAATGTCAGGTGTCATTAATATTCTCATAGTTTTAATTCCCAAATTCTTAACCCACCCTCTGGGTTATAAAAATTATAATTATTTTCTAATAATTTTCGGCAGACAGGTTGCAATTTACCAGCCTCCATTAAATGTCCTCCCTTTTTAAAATGGTCTAAATCCTCCCGATAAGGATAAGATGTGGTTAATACAAATCTTACTTTATTATCTAAACATTCTTCAAGCACCTCATCAGGATTCTTTAAATGTTCAAGCACCTCACCGAAAATCACTAAATCATGCTTTTCTATATCTGTATAATCACCCAATTTATCTTTCAATGCAGATGGAACAGCAATAATATATTTTGCATTAAAGGTTTGATCTTTTAATCTAAACTTTACAAAGTCAAGCATATAATCAAAGTCGTGGAAGTCCATTGAACAATCAAAATGTTTCAATAAATAAACACCATAATCCCCAACACCACAGCCATAATCCAATCCGTGAAATTTAGTTATACCTTTTTTTAATAGATAACGCCTTAATATATTCGCTTCGTAATAGCGGTCATATAGCAACCACGACCAAACTAAATCAGGATTGACATTAAACTTCCTTAAATAGTCTTGGAATAAGTGAACCCTATCTTCCTTCATAATTTTATTATCGCATTAAATATCTTAATATCATCTTCTAATAATTGTTTATGGTCTTTGGCAAAACCCCTATGCTGTTCCAGCGTTTCGCCCACAAAATCATTATATTCCTTGTCAGGATAACGGCCTCTATAATTCTCATATAAAGCTATATGCAAAGCCAAATGGAATATTCTTAACTTAAACTTATTACCCACCAATGTTCCGTCAGGCGTTAATCCATTTTCATTACTTAGATAATATCTATAAGTCCAAGACATACCGCTATAATGGAAAGTATCCGGCGGTTCAGCGTCTTGTTTTGTTATAAATATTTTTTTATCATATTCCGTATAGGCCAGATAAGCTAAAACAAACGGATCAACCCAACCGTCAGCAGGCGCTTTAACTTCCGCTTTAGGAAATATTATATCACCCTTTTTAATCTCTTTGCCTGCAAAAGAAAGTCCTACAATCTTTTTTAGCGTTTCCACTTTCCAAAATGAAAGGAACGGATTAACTCTCAAATTTTTATCTTTATCATGTGCCACATAAGGATCTAAAAATGCCCTCAATTCTTTATAACAAGCACCACCTCTTGAACCTATAATATCGTAAGTGCCACTCTCAATCTGTTTCAGATACTTTTTTAAATAGCCTCTCTTTTTAATAATATAATCGCTATCCATTGTAACCAGAATATCACCTGTAACAAACGGAAACATTTTATCAAATACTTCTCCTTGATCCATTGGCTGTCCATATTCAAAGTTGCTTATTTTATTGTGCAAAAATAGATTACTAATAAAATTTTTTATCTCCCCATTAAACTTTGTATTCTCACCCTCAACCGCAATAAATACCTCATCAACATCACCAATCCAGTTTTTCATATGATCAAAAAAGTGCAAAGCAAGATAAGGGTTTGGCGTAAAAGCAACCATTACAGAAACTCTATTTTCCTTTTTTACTGGTCTTGGTATATTATAAAGCTCACTACTCCGAATACCATTATATAATCTTGCCACATTCTCGGGTGTTTTTAAATCTATATTTTTATCCATTTATTTTTTTCTCCATATAGTTAATCCACTATCGTAAGGTAAATTAATTACTTCGGCTTGTTCCCTAAATTCCCTAACGCTTGAACCGTTTAGGGCAACACCAACTGACTTAGGCGCAAGGTGGTCGTGAAAGCACATCAAGCCGTTCTTGTTTATAAGCGGCCAGTATTTCTGAATTTCGTGGATAACTTTATTCTCACCGTGATCGCCGTCAACAAACAACAAATCTAGTTTGCGGGTAAATTCAATCTTTTGACTATCTCCTTCGTAATAAAAAACATATTCTGGAATATTATAAATCTTACAAACTTCTTCTGTTTTTTTGATATTAGTTTTGCTCAATTCAATAACATAATGCACTCCAACATTTTCTTTCATAGCAGTTGCCAACGCTACTGTGCAATAACCATTAAGCGAACCTATCTCTGCCGTTACTTTAGCGTTCATATATTTAGCTAGAAAATAAAGTATCGGCGCAACATATTCTGTGCGTTCAGGCTTAGCGTATTCTTTTAAATTTTCCCAAAATGTATTAGGCATATTTTTTCCAATCTCCTTTCTTATATGGGCTTAACACCCAATTTATAATAGATTCTTTTTCATGCCGGCTATTCATTAGCCGTTCATTGATTATATTCCAGGGCATAAATCCGTATGTCGGATAATGTTTAATGCTCATCTGATCAAAGTATCTAATCGTATTCAGGCTAAATCCCCTTTTATGTGTCGGATCACGCCAGCAAGCGTCTGATTTCCAGTAAGGAACTTTCACTATTAAAAAGGTTTCCTCTTTCAATACACGCCAACACTCATTCATTACAAACAAGAAGTCATCACTATCCAAATGTTCAAGAACCGATATTGCCCTAATTTCATCAATAGAATTGTTACTGAACGGCAAACCCCTTGTAATATCTCGCCTTATAAATTTTGTGCCTTTTGCCTGTGCAATAAAGAAATCTATATTATCAGGATATTCTAAATCTATATTTATAAAACCTTTAAGTAATGTAAGCCCACAGCCAAGATTAAGTTTCATAATATCCCCTTAAAATTATTCCAATTATTAGCACCGAACTCATCAACAGTTAAGCCCTTAATCCTGTCCCTAATATATTTAGGGTGGCACATATGGTTTAATGGCTTATAAGTTCCACTTGTCTTTTTAATCCGTGAAGCCATCATATCACAGAACTTCTTTAGTGCTTCTTCCTTAGTATTTCCCCATTGTCGTTTAAATCCAGCCTTTGCCCTGGCATTACTAAACCTTAAAAAGTGTTCTCCAGTCTTCTCCTTATTCCTGAATGTATTATCGTAGTTAAATATATCAACTCCGGTTGACCGCACCATTTCGTCTGGAATAGTAGTCCCGACAGGCAGTCCACGCCTATCATCAAAACCCTGTGCCAAAATAGGATAACCCCACGCACTACCCGGATCGTCTGTTGGTATGCCAAACTTAACCGGCAGAAGACTATTCTTATTTATAATAAACGGCAAGTGAACCTTTTGATATGCCCTAAATACATTAAGCACTGTAAACTTCATAAACGAACATACCGCCCAATTCTCTTTTAAATAGCCCTCTAACTGTGTTCTCCAGCCCTCCATATCCTTTTCGTGTATTATGTAGTCTATGTCCATTTTAATAGCCCAGTCGCCAGTGCAAGCCTCTAGTCCAGCGTTAAAGTGCTTGGCTATCTCCTCCCAACTAAAGTCGTATGGCCAAAATAAATCAATGGTTTTTAAATTTTCTTCGTAGGGATCTGGTCTTGATGGTTTTTTTCCACCCCATACAACCACCACTTCATCAGCAAAATCTAAATATGATTGTAATGCTTCACGCCAAGCATACTGCCAATAATCAGGCGTGTTGCCTATATTACCTAGAGTTGTGAAAATACTTATTTTCATTTTCGTTTTAATATATTTATTATTTCTTTATCAGTTTTTGGTTCTCCCTTAACTCTTAACACAAATATACTGCCTTGATATTTATTCCAGCCTCTTACCTTACAATAATAATTCTGAGTATCTACTTTAATAACAATTTCATCATCAATATTAAGTTCGTCAAGTTTCCTTCTATGTTTTGCTATTGGTGTATATATTGATATTTTCATATTGCCATCTCCTTAAATTGATTAAAGTTTTTCCATTTATTAGCGAAGTGAATTATAAAGTCGCCTTTCTGATATTCATATGGAAATTTATTATATGTTGCATAATAAGTTACATTCACCCTGTCTAAGTATATTGCAAATTCCGGCTTACCTAACAACCTAATCAACGCACCCTCATCACAACCGCATTTCCACTTATATTGAGTATACTTATTTACCATGCCCTCTATGCCACGCATTATCTTTTTGCTCAACTCACTATTACTTATAAAGGCATTGCCGAAGTTCAGGCGTAATGTAGTATGTGAGATTATCAAGTCGTATCTGCTGCTAATAAACTGTTCTAACTTTATATTCATATTCACTACTAAACTGTCTATATCCGACCAGAATATCCAATTATACTTATTGCTATCAATCGCTTCTTTTATTAAAATACATTTCTCCCAACAAGGGTGTCTGTCAATATTAGTATCTCTATCACTTCCTATAAAATCGTAGCCGTGTTTTTTGCAATACTTCTCCTTATTAGCAAATGATATTTCTCGCCACTTCTTTACTTTATCATCTCCGTGAGATACTACCGCTATCTTCATACCTTAATAGCTTTAACTAAATAACCAGTTATAGTGCTGTCTGTCTTAATATGCATTCCGTCTGATTTATAGAAGTCTATCAGCTTATCTGGCTCTTTAGCTTCCCGGCCTATCATCTTCTCTATCTCAAAAGATTGCAGTAATTTAATTATTCCAAATCTGGTATAGCGTAAGTAGTCATTTTTATATGGATCGTGTATTGGATAAATAAATGGGAATGAAATATAAAGAATACCTTTTTTCGTATAAGATTTAAGCCATTCTATGGCGAGATAAGGATTATAAACATATTCCATTACTTCTAAACAAAATATAATATCGTATTGTTTTCTTTTATAAATATTACCAGCATATACCCCAACATTAGAATTAAGATTTAGGTAAGTATCATAGTCTTTATTCTCTAGTCCATTATCAGCAATATCATATTCCTCAACCTCCCAACTTTTAGTCCTCCCTTTAACCGGATTAGAAGCACCACCGACATCTAATACTCTGTCGGCTTTTACATCTATTGTTTTTAGCCAATTATTTAACTGGTCTTTGTAATAACTCATTTCTTTAAATATTCATCATTTAATTTATCAGTTAATTCTAATAATGGTGAGCCGCTATCCATAATCACCGCTTGCATATCTTTAGGAAAGCACAGCCCGGCATATCCCCTATGCTTATCAGTGAATATATCCCAATGGCTTGCGCCTATGCGTGGGTCAAACTTTACCATTCTAATTACCTTTTTATAATCCAGGTTTCTCTCCGTTATCCAGTCATACATCTGATTGGCAAACACTACCCGGCTTGCTAGATAGCAATTACTGATTAGTTTAACCGCCTCTGCCTCCTTAGCGCTGCATATCTGGTTAAACTCTCCCAACGGAAGCATCTCTATAATCTTATTCGCTATGCTTTTGAGGTGCGGTTTCACATAACCAACTATCTGCCGACTAGGATTTATAAAGTCTTTCCAAGCGTGCTTGGCTCGCAGAAACTCCGGATTAAAGAAGAAGTTGTGCTGTGGATACATTTGCTGAAAGTAATTAGTAGTCCCCGGCAATATAGTTGATTTTATAATAATATTCTTTTTGCCAGATAGCTGTGATATATTCTGATGCAAAGCAGTCAAGTCAAAGCCTCCCATTTTCTTGTTAAACGGTGTAGGCAAACATAGAAATATATACTTCTGTCTATTTACCTTTTTAAAATCTCCCTTTGTCAAAGAATATGTATCAGCACCCTTAAAATATCTCCTGACACAGCCACCGACAAAACCAAGTCCTATTATACCAACCTCTGATCTGTAATTCTTAATCATTTAACTGCGACTTAATAATCTTCTTTAGCGTATTATTAAAATTACATTCAGGTTGCCAGCCAAGTTCCTCATTAATAAAACTGGTATCTGCTAGATTATACATATTATCCCCTTTAGGAAGTGGTAATTTATGAATCTTTAAATTTGGCACAACCTCCTTAAACAAATCCACCAACTCATCTAGTGTTATAAACAAATCCCCACCTATATTGTAAGTCCGCTTCAATATATTAGTAAAATGATGCTCGCTATAAGTCAAGTCAATCAACATTCTTACCCCCCTAACCAAATCGTCAACAAAAGTATAACCTCTCCCAGTCCGGCCATCTCCGTAAAAGCTAATAGGCATACCAGCGTTTATCTGATTAATCCATTTTTGTATAACTTGGTCTTGCCTCCCATTCTCACCAAACACAGTAAATGGCCTGATAGTCGTAACCTTACTGTCAGCACGCATAGCAATATGCTCTGCCATTAACTTAGTCATTCCATAAATTGAATGTGGGTTTATTTCTTCCTCCTCCCTAACAGGTTCACTCCCAGTCTGAAAGTAAATAGATGAAGATGAAAAGTTAATCAGGTGATCAACATCATACTTATCGCACATATCTACTATGTTCTTAGTTCCCAATACATTGGTGGCGATATACTCCTCCGGATATTCTTCACCTCGCCTCACACCAGTTAAAGCGGCACAATGCACTACAATATCAAAGTTCTCTGTTTCGAATATATGATCCAGCTTCCGCCTATCCCTAATATCATCTCCTGTCTTTATATCGTAAGGGAATAGCTTGTCTTTCTGCCCACAACAATCAAGATCAGCAAATATCTTATTGCCTATAAAGCCAGAGCTACCTGTTATGAGTATTTTCATAATTTATCTATCAAATAAATTATAATATTCTTTAGCCCCATTGGGGGATTTTTCCCCCGCTAGGGCACATTTATAACTTCTTAAATAAATTATAATATTCCCTCCCCATTCTCTCTAAAGAAATATCCTCTAAAGCCATAATTTCCGGTATTCCAGCGTGTCCACTATGCCATACACTCAATCCACAAGCCCTGGCCTCCAGCACCACATTAGGGCAAGCGTCTGAATAACTAGGATAGATAAGCGTATCACAAGTCCTATAAATTTCAGCCAAACTCTCCTGACTACTTATAACTCCCAAACACTCAAAAGATTCACCTAAGTAAAAATCAAAGTAAGCATCTATTAATTCAGGTGAAAACTTACCAATTATATATAACTTAGATTTTTTATTCTCACGCCATATATCTGTGAATATGTCAAGGGCTTCTTCTAAGCGTTTGTTGTTATCCCGGTTAAGCCGATTGATTAAATAATATTTCCAATCAGGTGATTTAACTATATGGCCACCCTCTGGCTTGAATATATCCGTATTAACACCATTATAAATTATTGACCAATCTTTAAACTGTTTCTTACCGCCCTGGCCATATAGAAAGTTATTATTATCATTACTAATCTCATCCCGTTCAGCATCCAGTAATGGCAGCATTTTATCCTTAGCCCACTCTGACTGGAACACTACATGATCGGCCAACTGCGCAAAGTCATACAGTCGTGTAGTCCCTGTATTCCTGTTCCTGCTGTTTCTGGGTATGTTGTCAACCCTCAATACAATCTTCTTGCCCTCCTCCTTAGCCGCCTTAACCTCATCTCTATTAACCATTGTTGCACCGGATATAAAGTAAATATCACAATCCCACGCATTATCAACAAACTCAACCTTATCTTTTAAAACAGTCTTTAAATTCTGCATAAAAGTCCAGCCACCGCCAAGACTTTGTTTTGATTGATTAGCTAAGTATATCTTCATTTATTCGATTGCTTAAATAACTTAAAAACCATTCTAAATTAGTCCATTCCTTATTTTTTTCTATCTCCTTGCTGTGTCCCCATAAGTGGAAATACCCACCGCATAATAGCACCTCATCCAGTTTTCTCAATCCTATATCTACCCAACAATCCCCCTTATATTCCTGCCTTCCAGAAAATGCGTGTATAGTTGTTTTAATCCTGTAAGGATCAGTCAGTATATCCGTATTCAAAACATCAACTGTCCTGGCCGAAGTATATCCGGCTTCCTTAACCACATTAATTACTTTCTGATTATACCGCCCCCGAGGATAGCAGAATGAATTAATCGGAATCTCCAGGCTACTTTCTAACAGTTGCTTAGAACCAAACACTTCTTCTGTCAATTCGTCATTTGAAATCTTTGTCAGTATCTTGTGATTGACAGTATGCGAGCCTATACCAAATCTCTTAGACACCCGCTTGGCCAATCGCATAGCACCTTCTCTTAGCAATGCGTTATATGGGATATAAAAGATAGCCGGTATTCTGTATTCTAAAAGCAACTGGACTAATCGTTCATCTTGTTCAGTAAAGTCATCCCAAGATGTAGTAATAACTACATCAAGTTTTCTTTTGTTTTTTAGATTCAGTAATGATTTTGTCATTTAGAACATCTATACCTTCTTCTAAATCTTTTATTTGTGATTTTGCTTTTGTAATAATGTTCTGCAATTCCAGCATATTACCGGCATTAGGCTTTAACGACATAGTTGCTTTGTGCCTTTCAGCAATGCACATTTGCACTTCAAGCAAAATAGCTTGCCTTTCATTGGCTTCTCTAATCTCTTTTAAGTGATCTAGTCTTGTTTTCATATTCTTATTTCTTTAGGAGGGAGGTTAGTTTGTTATAGTTTTTTACCGCAGTTTGCCAATTTTCAAACTCCATCTTTATTAGTTCCTCCACCTCGCCAATCTTATGTATCGCTTCGCTTCTTGGTATGAAGTTTTGGGAGATATAATCATGTATATCTTCCATATAATATGAACTACCTAAATTATATATCATTGTTTCCAATTTTTCTTTTACCTCCTCCATTTCTTTTGATTGTTTCATACAAATAATCCTGCTTTTAACCCAGCTATGTGAGTATAGATAGCATACCGGCCAGCATCCATTCCGTGATCGTTTTGTTTAACTGGCTCATCTAACGGCTTGCCGTCTTTCTCTTTCCAGCTATACGACTTAGCCTCTTTTAACAGACCAGGGCTATCTTTTGTTATATAAAATTTCTTAGTCTTCATAAATTTAATGCCAGCTACCACGCTTCCTTTTTCCTTCTTTGCCGGTTTAATATTATATCCAGCATTCCTTATCTCCTTAATCGCATCCGGCGCTTCACTGTCAGCATAGATATAAACATTCTTAGAAAGTCCTAGCGTCTTTAACCTGTCAATAATATCTGTTGTAGTAAGGTGTGTTTCGTATATCTCCTGCTGCCAATACATATTGTCATCTTTCAAAGCTATCTTTACCAAAGCAGTAGGGTGGTTATAACCGAAGTCCAGGCCATATATAATCTCATCAGGATTATCCGGCAACTTGTCGCAATACTGCCAATGCGTATATATCTTCAACTCGCCAACTCCCCTTTCCCCTAATCCATAAATTGTCCAGTAGTTCTTATCTATCTCCTTATACCTCTCAATTTCCTTAACAATACTTTTTTCTAAATACGGATTATCAAGGTAAGTTGACTTAATCAGCGTGCAATCATTTCTGGTCAGTATATCGTCATATATCCAATGGAACTCATCACTTGGGTTATAGTCATAAAATATCTGCCCAATAGTCCGTAAACCTAATTGCCGGTAATCTTCACGGCTGAACTCATTAGCTTCATTGAGCCAAAGCAAATTCCGTTTCCTGCCCCTTACCTTTGCCGACTCATCAATACTAAAAAACTCAATAAGATTACTACCATAGGAATAAATAAGTTCTGTCTTGTTAAACCTCTCATCCCGATATACTCCGGCGGCCTTCATAATATCCAGAAAATCCCTTAATACCGATACTCTTAATGCTGGCAATGTCTTACGGCAAACTGACAATATCGTATTTTGCGCTGTGTAAAGAACTGTTAAGTATAACTGCGCTATTGAATAAGTCTTTGTCGATCTGCTACCGCCCTGATTAACAATATTGCGAATGCCTTTCTGATAGGCTTCCCAGTTTTTCTCAAATACATTTGAAACATCTAAATTTAACTTCATTCATTTTTTCTGATATTAATATTCACCTCCTCGATAGTATCGTCTAGGCCATGTTCTATTGCCTGCTTAGGTTGGCCGTCTATCATCTTCCACAACAAGTCCCTCATCCGCTTATCTTTAATATAATACCGGCATATCTCCTTAAAGTCCTCTGGATTTTCCATTAGGAATTTCTTTATCTCTGTCGTAAATGATAGAGTGCCTTTGGGTTTACCTTTAGGATTAAGGCTTTCTTGGCCAGGCAACAACCTACCCTTCTCATCTCTTTCAGGTTTTTTGCTAGTATTATCTAGTTCAGTCATTTTCGTCAATAATTATTTTATAAGTTGTTTCCGCCTCAAAGTTAATTAGATCATTAGCCGCTTTATCTTCTGTAAGTATAACAAGCCGTCTGATCTTGTCGTTTGATACCGACTTAGACGCTTTAAACTCTTTTATTTCTCCGCTAAATGTTATTTTCATATAAAAAAACTACCCTTCCTCACCGGAACATAGGGTAGTTCAAAAGTCTTTTAGATTAGTTTTGTTCATATTTTAAGCCTTAAAATGATTTCACCTAAAGCCTAACATACTATCTTTAATTTGTCAAGTATCTCCTGGTATTTTTGGTTCTTAGCTATTTTATTTTTTTTCCGCCTTACCATATCAATAAACTTTGATCCCTTTGTCTGTGCTAGCCACCTGACAAATTCAATAGGCTCTTTATGACTCCAATGGATGTGGCAGCGATAACAGAGGCATATTCCATTATCTAAATCCCACCGGACTGATCTGTTTGTCCGGCTGAATAGATGCGCTGCTGACAATCGTTCCTCTGATCCGCATTTCTGGCAATAAGTATCACGCCACCTGATAGCCTCTGACCACGCTTTGTCTAATTTTTTTATTTCGCTTCGTTTCATTTTCGTGCCAATTATCAAATCTAATATCCCCTTCCCACCGCCTAAGACATACTACACAAAACCAATGATGTTTTGCCTTAACCTTTGTATAACCTATCGCTTTCCTATACTTGCAATCACAACAATAGTGGATCGCATTAGGATTAAGTTGTCCCCGTCTTACCATATTATCCCTTTAGTTGGTTGAGTTTACGAATATACCAGTTTTTAATATTATTACTTTCAGTCCCAAATAATACATCTTTATCAGCATTTTTAATCAACTTCTCCACCTCCGCTTTTGGGATGTAATCAGGAAAATAAGCATTAAATGTCCATTTTCTTCCACATTCACATTCAATAGGTATTTCAGATTTTCCTGTTATTTGACTATTTGGTGTAAAGTTTTGGGAGATGAATTGTTTGATACCTTTAGCTGGTAAACAGCACTTTATGTTATTACCAACAACAAACTTTCTATCAAACTCCTCCTCTAACTTTTGTTTATTTGTCATAGGGATTTATCATTCAAAAAATCAATACCCTTTTCGGTAATTCCATAACCACTACCAGCAACACCAATATCATCTAATTTAACTAAACCTTTTGCATATTGCGCTAATCCCTTATTGGTTAAAGAACGACAGGCGTATCTAACTTCTTTTCTAGTAAGGCGAGCTATATCCATTATCGTAACAAATGGATAATATAAATCACTATCTTCAACTAATGCTAATAAAACTTCCTTTTCATTTTTATCTAACTTTTGTTTGGTCATATAATTGGTAAAATTAAATATTGAAATACTGCTCCGCCAATTAACCAAAAGAGTGCCATAAATGAAATTATAAGAACTACTATCGTTACAGTAAGTATAAATTTTTCTCTCTCTGTCATATAGTTATAAAGGTTTAATTATATTCTACAATACCTAAAATTTTTACCATCTAATTCCAATAATTTTTTTGAAGTCTAATTCCATCATAGTATTCCCACCAAGTTTCATTTCAAAATCAGCCCAATCTTCAAAATAAACATCATTATTTCTTAAAGCATTTTGTAATTCCTCTAAAATCTCATCATCAGTATCATCCCACCTATAATTTACTTCTACCTCTTTTCCCTCTGTAGTAATTAGATAAATTATTCTTTCTTCCATTTTTGCCATAATTTTATCCTTTCTTAATTATCCCTTTAGTTGGTTGAGTTTATTATTCTTCTTCACTAAACATTTCTGGATATTTAGACATTACATCTTCTGGACGATTTTCCTCTATCCGTGCTTTTCTCACTTCTTCATTTACTATCTTTTTATGCTCCACTTTTGGTATGTATAATCTATTAACCATTCCTATTGCTATATCTACAATACTTAAAACTGCTTCCGTTTTATCATTTCCACTACCTAGTTCTAAATAATTTATTACCTTACTTGCTCTTTTGTATAAAACTTTCTCTAAATTATCCTCCTCTAACTTTTGTTTGTTTGTCATAACCTTTATTTATTTTTTTTATCTATATCCTTAAAAATTATCCCAAGAAAAATACAAATACATAATATAAATGCTATCCATAATATTAAAAATGCTATCTGTTCATTTGTCATATAGTTATAAAGGTTTAATTTCTATGGGGATTATTTTGAATTTCGTTGGATTATCAATGAGTTTTAATTGCTCTTTTGCCCTATATTGAGAACTAAAAATTGGAAATGACCATAACCCATATTCAAATCTAGCTTTATTAAAATTATTCTTTTTATTCACTATAGCCCACGCTTTTATCTTCTTCATAATAATTATCCCTTTACTAATTTCTTATTAATAAAATCCTTTAATTCTTCAATGTCTTTTTCAAGTTCATAAAATCGCCATTCCAATCCTGCAATCGGTTCATCTCTTGGGTCTTTTTCTGTCTCTCCATTCTGTTTGGTCATAGCTTTGGATTTATTACTATTGTATCTTCACCTAATTGATTTGCACAATTGTCCCTTGAGCATAATAAAAATACCCTATCCGTTCTATCATTCAAAGACCATACTAAAAAATCATTTTCAACTTCTTTACCACACAAATAGCAATACCAGTGATGCTGTTTCTCTAATTTTTGATTGGTCATACCTTTTTTCTTTATCCTTAATTTCTTTTCCATATACTTATCCTTTTAGTTGGTTGAATTTAAGTATCTAATCTATCCATTTGGTCTAGTCGTAAATGTTCAAGCTGTATATTTTCAAGTCGCTCTTCTATTTCTTTTACTATTTCTTTATGTTCCGCTTTTGGTATAAAGTTTTGGGAAATGAATTGTAATTGCTTATCAATAAACCATTTAGCAATACCAGATTCTAATACTTTTCCTCCACCTTCAACTGATTGAAATAATTTTCTAAACTCTTCCTCTAACTTTTGTTTGTTTGTCATAATAACTTATCTCCTACGATCTTAATTGGACTGTCAGCATCAATAGTAAGTTCGTCTTTGATTATATAATTAGTGATGTGAGTTCCGATTCCGAGCCTTAATACTTTCCGCCACCGGGCATAATTCCGGAAGCCTATAACAGTGTCAGTTTTATACCATTTTCCGTTTTGATCCTTAAATTCAAGACGCTGGTAAAATCCCATTGTGCCTTGTTTAGTTGGGTGAACTTTTATAAATTCTAAATAGTCGTTTTGTATAATAGACATAATATGTATTTATCAGTTGGCGAGGTGAAAGAGGGATAACCTCGCCAAGTGGCGAATACCATCCCAAAAGGATATAACTCTGCTCAAAAATTGATTTGATTACTAGGCTTCCAACCTCCTAAGTTTTGAAGAACTAGACAAAATTATATCCAAAGGGGATAGTTATTTTAATAAATCTTTATTTTCATATATATTGCCTATGATTTCAAGTGATTTTCCTTTACTATGAATTGATACTGGATAATTTTCTTTATGTTTTAATCCCCATCTAGCACACTCATTATTCCATACAAGTAGATTTCTTTTCCATTCTTATCCTTTAAGCCAGTGTATTGCATTAATTTCCAGTTTTCACTTCTTTCCCTTTCACACATAGCATCATTATCAGCAAAAACAGCCCAATCATATTCAGGTGCTATCCAAATATCATTAACCATTTCTTTTGTTTCTGTTTCAAATGCTCTAAACTTTATTGTTCTCATAGTATTATTTTAGTAATTCTTTATTCTCCATTATATTACCGATAATTTCTAAGCTATTAATAATTGATAAAGAATATTTTTCAGATTCAGAGTTATTATCCTTGAAATTTGCATCATAATATAGAACATCTGCTAAAAAACAACCATCTTCAAAGATTATCTTTGCAATTCTCATACCAGATTCCATTTGTGGTTCTTCAAACTCAACAATATCCCCCTCATATATCTCTTTCCCATTCCCATTCTTATCCTTTAAGCCAGTGTATTGCATTGGGATATAAATATCGTCAGTAAAATATGGATGTCCATCTTTCCAGTCAACAGAATCTATTTTTAACATCATTTTATTCATTTTTTCCCAAACTCTAAATTTTATTGGTCTCATATAATCTCATATAATTAATATATAAATTCTAAATCAAGATACTGTAATCCCTGTTCCAATGCAGTTTTATAATCATCACCAAACCATATATCTAAATCCGTTTTATAATCAGTCGTTCCGATCACTTCATAAGTCTTATCATATTTCGGAATATAGATTTGTTTAACTTTTCCATACTTTGAATTAAGTGCTACCTTTTGTCCTCTTGGTTCTCCAGCATTTGCATTACACCAAGTAGTTTTACACTCAACTGATGAAAAGCCAGTAACCCTATATTTGTCATATTCCACAACAGCTAAACTCGCTATATTAGGGTCATAATCGTTACGAGGTTGTCCTGTATCAACTTTAACCCCATATTCTAGTATATCTATTGGTTTTTGCGCTTCTATCCCAAATATAAGCAAAAAGGTGAGGACACAGATTGTTAAAAAATAAAGAGCATGTTTAGATGTGTATTTGCTTTTTAACATTTTGTTTTTATTTTAATTTTCTTATAAACTCTAATCTATATATGCTATCAATCTGCTGCAATAAGAAAGCTATCAGTTCAGGATATTTAGCACCCTTTTCAACAGTGAATTGATCTAGTGTAGTATTCCTAAGTCTATACCACTCTTGTTTGGGTTTCATATTATTTAGTTAGGCTATGATTATTAATAGCGTTTGTTAATCCCTCGATAGCTACAATAAGTTTGTCGTTCTCCGCCGCCCTAATCTCCTGGGCTTCTTTAATGCTTTGATTTTTCTTCTCAATATTCTCCTGTATCTGACTATCCTTTAGATCACCCTTAAAAGTATTCTCTGCGTTCTTCCGGTCTTTCTCTTTATTTTGGTCTTTAGTATTCTCCCACACCGCCGTTGTAAACTCACTTTTTTTCCAAATCTTGGCCTGGTAATCCCATTCCATTTTGCACTCTGGGTCTTTACACCGGAAATCAGGTTGAGTGGCTTTTGTTTTCTTTTGGCGATTATCCCACATATCGCCAGAACAAACTGGGCATTGCATAATTTTATTATTAATTGTTATTAAATTTTTCCTTCCCATAAAATATTAGCTTTTTTACCTCCGTGCAATCTCCACACCTTTCCGTCATAACTAGGCACTAATCCCATTTTCCATAACTTGACTACACTCTGAAATGGATAGCCTTTAATTTTTATCTTATCAGTATATCTCCATTTCTTAATCTCGAAATGCGAACCAGTATAAGCCCAGACTGAATCCCTGACTGAACCCCCGACTGAACCCCCGACTGAATCCCCGACTGAATCCCTGACTGAATCCCAGACTGAACCCCTGACTGAATCCCAGACTGAATCCCTGACTGAATCCCAGACTGAACCCCCGACTGAATCCCTGACTGAATCCCTGACTGAATCCCAGACTGAACCCCTGACTGAATCCCAGACTGAATCCCATTGTCGCAATAAATTAAGATGTTTCTTAGTAATCTTTTTTGGCGGAGTAATCTTGAAAGGATGTATTAAATTCTTTAATCCTTCCAAATCTATTAAGCTATAAACCTCCTCTTTCCATAGCTTCCAAGCCTCTCGACAAGGCTTCTCATAAGATTTTTTTAACCATTTAGGTTTTACTCTCTCATCAATATTATAAATCCATTTATCAGGATTTAAATAATCCCTATTCTTGGGTGCAATTTCAATCCGAGCAAAAGTATTATTAGGCGGTTCTTTATCATCTTTTAATTCCTTATCCTTTTTAACATACATCACCTGTAATTCATCATGAGAATCCACCCCTGTTTTCCAATAGACCTTTTTTGATTTTGTTACTAATGCACTAAATGCTTGACACATATTATTTATTTAATAATAATTTTATAGCTTTGCGTATTGCTCTAGCTATGGACATATCGTTATCCCGGGAATATTGCTTGATCTGAATATATAAATTATTCGGTAGTCTTAATAGATATTCTTTTTCTTTTATCTTCATATATATCAGTATATATCAATATGATATAATTGTCAAGTAAGTTATCCACAACCCTAATTACTCACCTCTAAAACAGCATATTCGCCTTCTATGAATATCCCTATTTTTTTATACTTCGGATTTAATAAAACTGCATTGTGGGTAGGGCTTTTCTGCCACGCCAAAATTAAAAACGCCGGATCAATTATATCCCTAGCCAAATTCTCACCCCTTTTAGTAGCCCCACAATACTTCTCACTTACTGAATAATTACCATTAGGGCGTATATGGCTAAATTGCGTTTTGATCTCTCCTAAACGCATTGTAGCCCTATCCCTTAAACACTCTGAAGCCTCTAAAATATTAAAACCATTTTCTAAACGATATTGATTAACTTCTTTTTCTAATTGGTTTAATTCAATAGATTGAATTTCTGGAATTACAATAGATTCAACCGGCATAATTGGAGACCCTAATAACCCAAGAAGAATAAGTATTTTAATGTAGATAATAAATATTAATGTTTTCATATCCATAGCCCCTCTATTCTAGGTAAGAAGGAAATACCTGTTTAATTAAAAATTAATAAATAAAAAAGAAGAACAAGCCTAGACCAGGTTGTCAGGGGCGGGACATGGCCTGGATTTGTGGTCTGTTCTCCTTTTATACCATAGGGAACAATGTTTCTCTATAAATAGGACATTCTGTTGTATTGGTTTATTTGTATTTGTATGCATTTTATATAAGCAAAGAGCCATGTAGAATCTGGCTACACAGCTCTTTAGCTAAATTAATACGCCAGATTCGTATGTGGATAACTTAGCATAGCTAAATTTATTTGTCAAGCTATTCTTCGTCTAAAGCCCGTCTTAAACCTAAAGCTACTAGGCCAATAAACAACACTTCAATATTTACAGCTAGATCAAACCACCCAAATATCTGTGATAAAACAGCTACTACTACTGCTGCTAATCCGGCTAAATAGGTTTTGTATCCGTCTAAAAAATAATTCATTATTTCACCTCACTCTCATAATTATAATATCTATAATGATACATGAATATCGTGGGTTAATCCGTTTAATCGAATCCTCGGGCTTCCTAGTTTATTCGGTGGGAATTGTGCCTGTTCAGCATAGGAATTCTCCCAGTCCAGATACGATCCGCAATCTACGATCCATTGTTTAGGGTATTTAATTTTCTTTCTACTACTATCTATTATACCAGTTGATACAGGAATTGCACCTAGCATATGGTTGTGCGCACCCAAATATACATCTGCATTAGAAACCATTTGCCTTAATTTGTCAACCCTGTTTATTTTACCTCCAACTGTTGCACCTCCGCCTGTCGTGTGGTGGGCATAGAATTTATATTGCTGTCGCCAAGTTCCACGCTTAACTTCCTTCCTATAATATTTCCTGACCTTAAAATTTACTACGCAACTTGTGCCGCCATACTTAACTCCCAATGCCCGGCAGAGAGATTGTGTAACCCGGTAGTTAGCAAACTTTATAAGACGCTGTTCGTGATTGCCGTCAATAGCCACTACAATCTTATCCTTTATCGGAGTAAACAATTCAATGGCCTGTTCTTCCTGACCCTCGGTTTGATCCCACGGATCAGTAGCAGAAATCCGTGTAGCACAATTCAAAATATCACCCATAAGTATTACCCGGGCATTATCTCTATCCTGTATCCATTTAATATAGCCTTTTAATTTGTTTTCAGCGTGCTTAGAAAAGGCCTTGTCGCCTATATGACAATCACCTATGGGAACTATATAACCGCATTTATTGGGTATTTCTTCCTCCAGGTAAATCATAAATATATAGGAGGACAGAAGCTAACTTACTTTTGCCCTCCTTTTCTTTTATTAACCTCCTTTGTTGACGACTTGTTGACAACTATTAAACTGAGAAAAAGGGTAAGCTGTCAACCATAGTTTTGAGTAATTGCCATCATTTCCTCCTTCATTATACACGATTGATTGAATTTGTCAAGTCTTATTTGGTATTTTATCAGCGTCAGAACTCTTTACCCACAAACAAAATTGTGAAGCAAATAGTTCTTCGGTTGTCCTATAATATTGTTTAACTCCATTTTGAATAAGGTAAGGTTTCTCCCTACCCTTATCAAAACCAAGTGCTTTAATCCCATTAAGTAAATCCTCGATATTCTTTTTGTTGTGATTTACATGATTTTTTATTAACATATCTTTTTCATTAAAAATTAAATCGTCAGTCGGATCAATATAAATCTTCTTCCAGAACACTTTATAGTATTTCCCGTAATGAAGATGCACGCCAGTTGATATTCCGGTTGATCCCATATTGCCTATCTTAGTTTCCCAAGCCGTAACCGGCATACCCCTCTTTACAAAAAATCCTGCTAAATGGGCGTATAAATGATAAAACCGCCCATCATAAATGGTTACTGTAAACCCCCAGCCCTCTTGCCAACCAGCTTGCGTTACTGTGCCTGATACAAAAGGCATAATCTCGGTGTCCCCAACGAAGTCGATCCCGGGATGAATCCCACCAAATGATTTATAATACCCGGGATGCGTTTTAGCAAACTCGGTTAGACCATATCCTTGCGTAATTTTCCAATTACTTGATTCTAACATAACTGTCGGTGAATTATTATTTATTAGAACATAATTATTACTATCCGGATTAAATGGTAAACAAGCCAGAATATTACCGCCCAAACAAAGATTGTAATAAGAATAGCAGCAATACTTGAAAATTTACTAAGTTTCATATATTAACCTTAATAATAAGGTTTTGTTTTTGTTATATTCCTCTAAATTCTACTACTCCATAAGATACTGATTCTCCACTATCTATATCAATCGTATTAACACCAGATGCTTGTATTACATAAAAATAAATATGATCTCCGGCAGTTAAATATCTTATATCCGGCCCACATGATACCTTCAAGGAATTTGCAAGTGATGAATGATTAACTCCGACAGATAATTGAACTCCGGCTGCCGCCTGTATTCCATTATAAATAGCACAAGTATACGCTTTATCAACTACAAGATCGGCAGTTTCATACCTTACTTGTTGAAACAAAAAATAATATCCATCTACTGGAATTACATATCTATAATTTGCAACATCAAAAGCAACACCATTATTGTGGCTTGTTAGATCATATGGAACTATTGTCCAAGCACCAGTTACTAAATTATCCATATCTGCGGACAGATATGCCCGTGAACCAAAATGTGTCCGATTGTCAATCCAGTTTTGATTGACTTCGGCTGATTTTATTTTTGTTCCTGCTGTAAATGTATTAGTAATCGTTGTTTTTGGCATATTTTTATCCTTTAAGTTGGCTTAATAGGTATATCAGTTTTAGCGGTTACATCAAGATTGCGTTTAATATCCTCAATCCGTTTCTGCACATCCTCTAACTTAGATGATACTTTTAAAACAACTTTGTTAAATTTATAATTAATTTCTATTATTTGATTAGGCTGGCCAACTGAATATATAATACTCCAATCCCAGTAATCAATATCCCAATCAGCTTCATCCCATTCAGTAAATCTGCTCTGTTGTTGCGGATGGAATATCTGCACAATATCACCTGGTTTAAATCTTTCTATATCATAGCCGTTTATCGGATCAATGTTAGAATCTACCACCTCAATTTCAATTTCTGATATAGGGTGGTCAAAATCATCTAAATGCCGAGTGGAAATAGTTGAAGCCGTAGCTGCTAATGTAACCCTTTCGTCTTTTATAAACTTTTCTCTTAATCCCCATTCACTTTGTGATGTAGTCCGTTCATAAGTTTTGTAAAGGTTAGGGCTTCCACCGCCCATAAAATAAATTCGATTGATTAATTTCTCATTTGACTTTGTGGCCTTAATCTTAGTAATCTCTTTTCCTATATAAAGTTTATGTTGAACCTCGTCATAGTTTGCTTGCTTATAGTCTATGCTATTATCAGCGTTTAATCGCCAGAACCAGTATTGGGGAGAAAGTTTAAGTATATCCTCAAACGCTTCCCTGAAAGTATTGGCTGTTAAAGTATGTGAAACGCTAGTTCCCGTATCATCCATTTCACCTACTTTTAGAAAACCGCCAGAGCTTGCACCATTTATAAGAGCTTTGAAAAAGTTAGTCGGATCAAGTGTATTAAAAGCAACCGTTGTGTTATCGTTGCCGTCTTTAACTAATCTGAATTGTAGGTCAATAAGCCTTGATGTAGCACGCACTTTTATAAATTGTGTGCCGTCAGATGATATTAATGGTTCATACCGATTTATAATTCCAGACCATACTAACTTGCCCCGTTCCTGATCGCCATCCTGTATATATGTTTCAACGATATTCCCCATTTTGACCTCTACATTTTCACCATAATTTTTCCATTCTCTTTTAAGGTCAATAATCATTTCACCCATTCCACCATTTACTGTCCACCTGAAATCAGGTCGGTTAATAACCTCTCTGCCCCAGGTAGCTAAATAGTTTCCGTCTTTATCGTGAACTTTATGTAAAAATACTTTTTGTTTTGGCTTGCCTTCTTCTTGTATTGTGCCAGAGGGGACTGAAAAGTTTATATTTAACTTAACTGCTTTACCTAAATTTGTATTATACGACCAGGCTTTATTCAAATTACCTTCTACAACTGCACCACCAACATCTAAAATAAAGTTAATTGCATTACCTCTTTCCCAACCAGTGCGATTTATAAGTTCTTGAATAATTGTTACAACACTAGGACTATTGTGTTCAGTATTTACTTGGAAAGCTATTGGATTATTCCAAGCAACTACGGCTGTTGTGCTTCTCCTATTTGATATATCAAAGTTATTAAATTTTAAAGCACTTGGATTATCATTTGCTTCGGCATAAATAGATACATTTGGTGGAACGCCAATAGAAGCAGATACAGTATATCCAGTAAAAGTAAGTATTGCTGAATTAATTATTGCACCATTTGGAATATCTATATTAATGAAACGAAGAAAATTATAACGGGCATAAGTAGCACTTCGATTACCTAACCAAACAATCCAATGAGGATTTATACTACCACTGGTATCAAGTTCATAAGCATCAGCAAAATTTGATTGAATTTGATAAGTATGTAACGGCATATTCTATAAATAAAATGGATAATAAATTAACCTAACATTCATCTTATAATGCAAAGCGCCATCTCCCTTAACAGAGATTCGCAGAGTATTTGATTTATCAACCACAAACTGCGGAAAGAATCCGCTATAATCCCACGCTACATCATTAAGTGTAACAGTATAATTATTACAATCTATCCTTATAACAGTTCCATTAGCAAACTCATTAGCGCTATTTACTTCAATCCAATCGCCGGTGGCTAGATTCCGCACCACAACTCCGTCAATCCCGGCGCATTCAACAAAGGTAATTATAATAAGAGGCAATGGCGGATAAGTTCCTGTCGGCGTGTAATAGCAAACTGCCGTAGCTACCGATTCAATGCTATCGCATTCCGTAGTAGAGGTATCAAGTTCTTTGCCAAATGGGTTTCTATTAACCACAAACTCCGCCTCCCAGTCGGCAAATGTAACATGCCAATGCCTACGCAATAGCGTTATTCGGCTTAAGTCGCTTGTATAGCGCCTTCTGGACTGTTTACCTGTGCCTGACCCAAATTCTATATCTAAATGTTTTCCTTGCCTGTTTAATAGCTGTTTAAAGTCATCAATTCTATCCTCCAATCCGCCTTGTGATGTGTCCCTGATTTGGCCACGCAACCTGATAATCTTAGGCGAGAATGTAGCCGCTAACAGCTTGCCGCCATCACGGCTTGCCAATCTTTGAATATCCAAAGTCTTACTGTCAATACTTTCGTGTTCAAATTCCTGTGTTATTATATTATTTGTTTGAAGGCTTACGCCGTCATATTCACATAAAACCCTAGCCATAAAATTAAACTCCTAACTGTTCAATGCTTAAATCACGATTAAATGCATTCTTTACCGCCTCGATAATAACCTGTATATCCTGATCGCTTCTGACAGTAGCACCCCTTAAATCTACTTTTATTGATGTGCCAGTTTTATCGCTTGGAACTATCGTGCCGCCCTGTCTTGGCACAAACAACTCTGCCCCCCGTTCACCAACCATATATGGCTGTCCTCTAGATACAGAACCGCCGTGCTGTCTGCCTAATAATCCCCCTACAAATCCAGTAACATTACCGACAACTCCAGAAGCCTTATCTTTTAATTTACCAAACCACTCAATTACATTTCTAATAGCATCACCTACTCCTCTGATTTGATCTGCAATAGAATCAAATACAGTTTTTCCAATTCCACCAACTAAAAAATCAAATACTTTTTTAAACCAATCCCATGTTTGCATTACCCAGAATATTACATTTTCTAATACCATTGTAATAGAAGTAAATGCTTTAACTAAAACATTAATTATAAATTTAGCTAAACCCATTGCTGATTTTATAAAGTTTTTTATTTCAGTTTCATTATCCTGAATCCATTTCAACATATTTTGAATATGTGGTAATAATTGATTCCCTATATCTATTCCTAATGCAATTAAAGTATTTTTTAATATTTCAATTTGGCTCTCGGTAGTTTTATATCTTTTTTGAGCTTCTTCAGTTAATGCAGTATTATCTTCAAATGCTTCACCTGCTGTTTCAATAGCGTCAGTCATAATACCACCAGCACCAGCCACAGATATAAATGCTTGCATTAATCTTGCATCTGATAATTCTAGTTCTTCTAATAATCCAGTTGCTTCGATTCCTCTTTCACCTAAACCTGCCACAAACATATTAAATGCACCTGCTGCATCTTCCTGAAAGGCAGTAACAAATTCATCTGATGTAACACCAGCAACTCTAGCGAAATCATCTAATTTTTCACCACCATTTTCAACTTCCGTTGCCATTGCAAATAATGTTTTACTAACAGCAGTTCCACCCCGTTCAGCCTGAACACCAACAGATGTAAAAGCTGTGGCTATTCCAAAAATATCAGAAGTTGCTAATCCTGATACTTGCGCTGCACCAGCAATTCTAGTAGCAAAATCTACAATTTCCCCTTCTGTCGTAGCAAAATTATTACCCAATTCAACAACCGTTGATCCCATACGATCAACATTATCTTGACTTTCTTGCATTATATTTATTATTCGTGCAAAATCAGTAGCGGCTGCTTCAGATGTAAGATTAGTTGTTGTTGCTATATCTGCAATAGTTTTTGAAAAATCCACTACATTTTCTTTAGCAATACCTAATTGTCCAGCCAATTCACCAATTCGTGCTAATTCATTGGCCGAAGTAGGAAATTTCTTAGACATTTCAATAAAAGCATCACTCATTTGTTTAAATTCTTCCTCACTTGCATCAACTGTTTTTCTTACACCAGCAAAAGCAGTTTCATATTTAATAGCAGCCTGAACAGATTTAACACCAATAGCAATAGCAGCCGCACCAGCAGCAGCAACAGCAACTCCAGCCCAACGCTTCAAAGACCCTTCAGACTTTTTTAATTCTGAAGTCATCTTATCTTTTAGAGTAAGGACTGCTTGTAATTTTACATCAGCCATTTTTTGACTTTAATTTTTTAACTTCAATTTCAGCAAATTCATTATCTATTTTTATTTTTGATAAAACTATATCCAAAAACCATTGTGGTTGTCTTAAATATGTCCAATAATCCCAATTCATATACTTACAAATTTCAAGTATTTTTAATTCTTTTTCTGCTCTGCCACTTCCTAAATGTTTAATGTTTCTATATTGTCTTTCAATCAGTTTTTTTTTTCAGTCCAAGTGCTTGCCTCTGCTACTTTATTCATTTCTACTAAAAGAAAATCAAAATCTTTTCCATGCATATTCTTTACAGTTTCTAAATCTGGACTAACAATAATTGTTTTAAGCATCCATTCAACTGCTGCTTTTTGATCTATTTTAGTCATTTCCAACTTTTCACCACCCGTAAGCCATGCTTTTAAGACAACCTCAATCTTACCGACTGGAGTGGTAATTTTTGTCGTTTCTCTTTCGGACATAATTTATATTAATTAGTATTTAGTAAGTAATTGTATCGTTTCGCAAAACTATTGAATAAACACAATCTTCGTCGTTAGCGTGATCCCTATATCCCTTAAATCCTATTGTCTGTTCTGCTAACTCACCAACCGGCCTGTCAGGTGTCCAATCATAGAACCCACAGCGTGGCAGGTTAATAGTGATTGACGGATGGATTGCAGCACCGTCAGCTAAAGCAACTTCTTGATTTTCTATTACAATTTTCATTGCCTGATAAGTATTCAGATTCATCAAAGCCCGATAAACTTGATCTTCATAAGGTAATGTAAATTCCCCCTCAACACTGAATGCCTGATTAATTGCATCATCCATTTCAATAGTGCCTGTCATATGCTTTCTCAATATATTCTTGTTGAATGTGAGCCTTAAACTCTGTATCTTAACCCTGTCGGTTTTGTCTAACACATCAACAGCCGCCCTATTGGCCGCAAGTAATATATAAGCATCAATACATCTGAATTTATGCTCTACTCCAAAACTTCCAATATCGTGATCAGCAGCCGTTGGATGTGAATGTCTTGAAATAAACTCAATATTATATTTCACATATTCACCTAAGACCACATTAAGTTCCATTGTATTAATCATAGCCAAGCACCATTGTCTGTCGCCGTTTGGATCTTCGGTTGTCAGTGTTAATGATGTGTGCTGATTTGTGTTTGCAATGTTAAATGTGTGGTCGTATGAACTAGCTACCACTGCAACTGAACCTGTTAATGTTCCCATTAATGCATAGAGATAAAGTCCGAAACTGTCATCCCTGACTTCACCTTCAATACTGCCCTGTCCATATTTTTCAACATTGTGCTTTTCGTGTGAATCACAAATTACTCCCAATGCTTCTGCTGAATTAATTGAAGTTACTTTGTCTTCAAAATCAATAGTTGTCCAGGGAATCCAGAATGTAGGCAGCAAACAAGTTCCCCTTGCAGCTTCCCTAGCTACTCCTAAATTTATTCTTCCGCCTGTAATTTTTGCCATATTTTTCTTTCTTAGTTATTAGTAGGTTACGGATACCATAACCTGTATTAAAATTTTTCCTTGTATAGTTTCATTATCAGCAAGTGCTTCCCAGCCTTGCGTTGTCGGCTTTACGCCCAATACATCACGGCCTGCTGGCATAGTAATTCCTGTTAATACCTGATCGCCGTCAAAACTGTTAAGCACCTGGTCTATTACATTATAAAGTCTGTCTAGTGCCGTATCATTTCCTGTTGTTTTATTCTCATAAAATATATAGATATTAAATGCATAAACCCTCAAATGTTCTGCATTGGTTTCATAATCAGAATCTACATCTGACGGCTCAATACAAACTGCCGGATAACCGCTAAACTGTAATTTCGGGTATCTTTTAACTTCATAAAAATCAGTTATTGCATTCAATTTACTAAGTATTTGATCCCTTAAAATTTGGTATGATGTTTGTGCCATTAGAATTTACTTTTTAATGCTATTGCGCCCATTATTTTTCCAAGCGCTTTCTTAAATATTTTATTAATTTCAGTCTTTTGTGCTTTAACCGCTTTATCTAAAAACTTTCGTTCTCCGCCTCTAGGATGTCTGAAATTTCCCTCATGTTGTATATAAGCATATTTAACTCCCGGTGAACCAAATCCCAATATACCTGTTAGCAGTTTAAACTTCGGCCTATAACTTTTTCTTAAATCACCAGTATCAAGTGGAGTTCTCGGCACAGCTTCCCTTTGAATACTTGCAATACTTTTAACGATTGCTTCTTGCATAAATGGTGCAGAAATCTCCGGCGAACTTCTAAGCGCTTTTTGGAATTTATCTAAGCCTTTTATTTCTATGTTATTCTTAGCCATATTTTTGATATTTTGTTAACCTATAATTCTCTAAGTTAACATATGTTAACTAAGGTAGCGGCCTTTCGTCATCATAGATTTTAAGCATCAGTTCCTTATGTTCATTTATAGCTGTATCTCTGCCCTCATTTGTAATTGCTAAAACCTGATACAAAACTTCTCTTTCTCTTTCGTCAGTTGTTTTGATAACATCACCATCCTGAATTTCGTGGGATATATCGCACCACGCCTTATGCGTAGCGCCAACACCCATAGCAAGTGGATCATTGCTATCTCCAACTCTCTGTATATGTGCGTCAATAGTGGAACTTGTAACCGGCCTAGCGTGAAATGAAGCACCGCCCACATCTTTTATCCGCATTATAGTTATTCTGTAATTGTAAAATCTATGAATCGCCATTTCGTTTTAAATAGTCATAAAGTTTTTGAAGTATCTTAGTATTATCGGTAATATGATTGCCGATTATTCTTAAAAATGCACTTCTTTCTTTTCTTTGAGAATGAATAAGATAAACTGCGATACCAACTGCGCCAAATTGAACTACTAATTGAACTATATCCATATGTTTTAATTTAAATGTGGTCGTCTATATTTATTAATTATTTCTTTAAAATCTCGCATAACCCCCTTACCAGCACTTCCTACACGGCCATATGACACTGAATAATCACCAATGCTTTCAGATAGTATGTCCGCAATATCTCCTCTAGTATTAAACCCATATCCTACTAATTTCCAAACAGCTAATTCAAGGTCAGTAAGCCCTACGCTTTCCAGAGTTGCGCCTGGTGTTGAATTGTCAAACG